AAGCGTTAGCGGCTGGTTCAATTAGTGATCAAACAAAGCAAGGACTTAAAACTCAAGCAGAACGAACAGTAAGTGCACAAGCAGGTTTTATGCCTGGAGGACCGTTTGGTGCAGGCAAAGTTTCAATCAAGGCAAATGGAAAGACGTACAGAGGTGACGCGGCAAGTGTTACAAGTTTAATTACAAACGATTTAATCAACAAAGAAGTTGCCCGTCGAACATCAGCAGCAACAAAGGCAGGATCCGTTGCGACTAGAACAACTCCTATTGCTATACCAGCGTTGCTTGGTGAAACTGGTGGTGACAAAAAAGGCCGTAGCGCAGCCGATAAGGCAGCTCGTGATGCTGCACGTCTTGCCGAACAAACTCAGACGCAACTTGATGCTGCTTACAAACTAAGTGCGCTAGCAGAAGCAGATCTTGACATCCAGATGTCAATGACAAAGGAAGAAAAACTTCAAGGCGAATTTGACAAAACTGCACTTGAGCGTCGCATCAAGTTTCTTGATTTACAAAAAAGTGCCAAATCAGAGTCAGAGCGTCAGGCACTTGCTAGCGCACAATTAAGTGAAATACTAATCACAAACAACAAGTACGCAAAGGACAAAAAAGATCTTTTGGAACAGCAAACTGCTGAGCTTTATAGCCAGCTAGACATCTCCGGCGTACTTGATAAAACGTTGCAGAATCGTTTAAGCGGTACCTTCATGGGTGGCACCGCAACCGGTACATTCGGAACACAAATGGATCTAATGCCAGGACTTACTGGCGGCAAAGCAGGCAAGAAAATAGAAGAACTAAAGACCCAGATTTCTGAATTAACAAATATCGGCAATATGGCAATCACAGCTGCCGATGGCATTGGTGCTGCATTTGCAGATTCATTCCAAGGCTTGATCCAGGGCAGCATGAATGCTCAACAGGCACTAGGCAATTTCTTCAAAAGCGTGGCCAATATGTTTCTTGAGATGGCGGCACAGATTATTGCAAAACAAATGGCAATGATCGTATTACAAAGTATTCTGAAAGCACTTGGCGCCGCAGTTGGTGGTGGCAGCGTTGGTTCAACAGCAACCAATTTCGGCGGTGGCGCGGGAGTATCGGCCTTTAATCCTGCTTCGTTCTCAATGGGGTCATTGGTTGGTGGTCGCGCCATCGGCGGTCCTGTAACAGGCAATGCCTCCTACATGGTTGGTGAACGCGGACCTGAAATCTTTACGCCTTCTACAAGCGGCAACATTACGCCAAACAACAGACTGCGTGACGTAATGGGTGGCAGTCCAGCCAGCGCAGGTAGTGGCCAAATGCTGAACATGACATTTGAAACCACACGTTTCGGCAACACTGAATACGTCAGCCGCGATCAGCTTGAAGCCGCAATGGCTCAGACACGCAGGCAGGCCGCCAATGACGGCGCAAAGCGTGGAATGGGTATGACATTGGATAAACTGCAACAATCACCTCAGACCCGTAGTCGCGTAGGTATCCGATGAGCGAACAGTTCCCAGCCATCAAGCCTACTACGCGTAATTTTACGCTTGGTCAAATCCCAACGAAGATTTATCGCGCATTGTCTGGCGCAACAACAAAACGCAGCTTCGGCAACCGTGCCTACGGGTATCAGATCCAGTTGGAATTTGAGAACATTTCTGATGCCACAACCAAGCAGATTATTGATCACTACAACAATTCCAAGGGCGGTTTCGAGCGGTTCACCTTGCCCGATGATCTCTTCGCTGGTATGAGCACCACGCTTAAAGGCACGATCCAAGCGCCAACAGCAATCCAGTGGGAATATGCGGTTCCACCTGATATTGAATCGGTTTACACCGGCCTGAGTCGCGTCCGTGTTTCCTTGGCGGGTGAACTTAACTACTGATGAATACTTTGAAAATTGTTCAGTATTTCAAGCTTGTTACTGCCCAAGGCAGGACACACCGCTTTCAGAACTACTTCGTTGGCAGTACCAGCACGTTGCTGGGTGAAACCTACGACTTTGCACCATTCCGAGCGGATGGTGCATTGGCCAGTTTGAACGGCGAAAACCAGCAGTTCCAGGTGTTGTTCCCCAACTTGGAGTATGCGCTCCGGCTGGTTGAGGAGGCTAACGGTAACCGCCTTAGCCAACTGACTTTCAGTACAGCCTGGCTGGATGGCAACGATCAAATCGACCGGCCTGTAACGGATTATTACTTGGGCATTGGTGCCAGTTTCAGCGAGACAACTATCGAGTTGCGGTTCCGTTCTGCCATTGATAGCGTTGGATCACAGTTCCCTGGCCGCACCCTGACACGCGATCTAGTCGGTCCACTGCCACTCAACGCTGAGTTGTATCTGCGATGAATGACCTGATCGGTCTCAAGCGTGCCTGGGGCGCCATGCCTGGCGATGGCTCTGGCACCGTTGACTGCTGCTTAATGGCCATCGAAGTTCATCAACGCCTCGGCTACTGGAACTACCTTCCTGAAGTGGCAGAAATCTTTGCCAAGTACACCGAGAAAACGCTACCAAAAAACTTCATTCCACGGTGGTTGCTGACGAATGGGACTAGGCTGAAACAACCAGAAACACATGCCCTTGTGCTTTTACCTAGTGCTGGTGTTGGTGCAGTTGGTACAGTGTTGGCAGAGAATGACGTACTTTTTATCGGACCAGCAGGTTATGTAATTCGCGGTCCTATTCCCCCCAACACTGGCTGGTACTTCAGGCTTAACAAGTGATGCGCAAACTACTCCCTTACGAGCATCAGCTGATTGAAGAGCTGGGAATTACGCAGGAAGAATACCTAGATTTTCTTGCTGTCCAGTTTGATTACAGCACGACACCAGCGCAGCGATTAGAAACACCACAAGGTGAAGCAGCAACAATTGCTCTGGTGCTGACCATTATCGGCACCTTGTTTCAGGTAGCGTCAATGCTCCTGATGCCTAAACCATCAGCAGGCGGTCGGCGACAAACAAGAGAACAACAGTTTGCACCACGCTTTGGTTTTAACGGCAGTCAAGAACTTGCGAAATATGGCGATCCGTTAAATCTGGTTTATTGCAACACCGACCAAAACTCTAGCGGTGGCGTTCGCGTTGCTACATCGCTGATCTGGTCTGCTGTTAGTAGTTTTGGATCCAGTCAGTTTATGCAAATGCTGCTGGCGGTTGGCGCGGCTGAGATTACACAACTGGATTACACGCGTACCGCATTTGGTCAGACGCCATTGCGCAACTTTATCTCAAACAAAGTGTGGGCCTACTATGCGGCCACCGGCAACATGAAGTTTGGATCTGCCTTAGCTCAGGGTGACACAACAGATCCATCCCGCATTGGCGCCGGAGCAAGCGATTTTGTATATCGTGCCAGTTTGGGAGGCAAATTAGTCGATGGATTTAGCCAGGCTTTTTCGCCTAGTACATTAACAACATTTGGTGTTTACGCACCGATTCCAGTCAATGTGAATGTTGAGGATCGTAAAGCTAGTGGTGAGATAACTGTTGCGTTACTTGGCATAACAATGGATTCAACGTTTAGAGCATCGTACTGGCCGGAACGCGTCAATGGAGCGTTGGTACGTCCGACTGTGCCCAAAGGCGCTAAATTTACACTTACATTTGAAAAAGCTTTTGTAAGTGAAAAAGCAAAAGATGCAGTTAAACAAACCGCATCTGAAAACCGTAGAGCCATGTTATCTGGCATTGATCAGGCAAGCATTTACAAGTTGGGCAGCGCAAAATTTAAGGTATCAGTGCCTCCAGCATCAACAAGTTTAGACGCCTCAGAAAATAGCACGGATATTACAGCTGTTTTTGAATGCACAGAATCTGGCTTTTGTCCCGAAGAAGACTATGAAACAGTTGATTTTAACCAAAACAAGGCAGATGCCAGCGCACAAATTATATCTTTGCAAAATGAAATCATTGCATTGGAAGCAGCACTACTTACCAATGTGCCGCTTTATATTCTGCCTGAATTTTCAATTACCGATATACGATCGCAACTAGAAACAAAGTTAGCCCAAATCACGGCCCAAAGAGCGGCTCTCATTGATTTTGAGGAGAACGGCAACAAACTTAAAAATTTCAGCGACATTGCCTATAATCCAAGCTACCCAAGCAACATAAATAATTTAATTGTAAGCATTGATGCGGACGAAGCGCAATTAGAAGTGCTCAGGACCGACAACATTAAAGATTTCAAACAAGCAAAAACTATTGCCCAGCTCAAGCGTAGTATTGTATCAAAAGAAAAACAACTCCGACAATTATTCATTGATTATTATGATGGAGATTACAAGAGCACTCGGAAAGAGCGCGTTAAAGCAATTGACACTTTATTCAAGGAAATGAATGAACTGTCTGCAAGCAATGTAAGTGTTAGCAACGGCGGTCGCGATCTCGATAAAGAAGCACAGCGCAACCAAGGATACAGGGATTCAATTAACGAATACAAACGGCAAATTGCTGTGCTAGAGGCTGTGGTTGCCGATCCAGAACAATGGAACGATTTTTTCAATATGAAGGCATTGACCAAAATTGAAGAAGCAGCTTATGAAACAATTACAAACGCACAAGTAATAAGATTTTCAATCAAAGCGCAGATCTTCAAACGCATCTCTGGCCGTTCCCGTAAGTATGGAGAAAAAACAGAACCAACATTTAAGTCAAGTGATAACGGCGTAAAGATGCGATCTGCATTTTTCTGGTTCCTTTATCGCAAAGTTGGCGACACAGGTTTTAAGCAACTCCCGTATATTTTTACAATTCGCCGTGGTGCTGATATTGATAACTATGTTGACTTCACCTTTATAGCTCCAAATAATACAGACAAATGGCAGTTCAAGTTTGAACCAATTGCCGATACAGCTGCTGAAATACGGAAAAATGGAGCCATCAATTTTGCTTACATTGAAAATACTGGTGATGCCGATCCACAAATTGCCAATGCTGACGGATCAAAAATAGTTTTTCATGGATCTATTCAATCGCCAGCCGGAGGAGGATACTTACCACCTATCAACAACAACCCATCGCAGGTGGACGAATGGGGTCTGTTTTCGTTGCAATCCGACACAAACATTCAATTCGCATTTGACAATGGTCCAGAACTGCAAATCAAAGCCGTTACAGAACAGCAAATAGATTCGTTCAGCAATTATCCAGGGCTGTATAAAAACATGAGTCTATTTGGTTTTAATGCTTATAGCGGTCAAAATATCCAAGACCTGAGGTCAGTCACTGTGTTTGCTACCCAAGGTAAAAAAGTGCGTAAACTTAATGACGACGGTACCTATAGTGCCAACCCAGATACTGCAACCAGTTACGCACCTGAAGTTTTCTTGGATACCATCCTTGATCCAACAGATGGCATTGGTCAGTATGCAAAAGTTGAAGGTATAGATCTTGCTGCACTTGCTAAAGCCAAACGTTTTTGCAAAGTAAATAACTTGTTCTTTGATGGTGTCATTGCTGATTTAACACCATGGCGTCAGTTCTGGTCAGAGATTGCACCGTTCAGTCTGCTGGAACTGGGACGTATTGGTGGCAAGGAAACGCTAGTGCCTGCACTGCCTTGTGATGAGGCTGGCAACATTATCAGAACGGTGCCAATCAGCGCTATGTTTACACCTGGCAACATTCTGGAAGGATCCTATAAAGAAGAATTTATCGACTACGGCACCAGCGTTCAGGATCTGATTGCGAGTGTAATTTATCGCAGCACAGAAACAAATGAGACATTTCCACGCAACCGCAGTGTTGATGTGTATCTCAAAAATGTGACCGAGGCCACTGGTGTACGTCAGACATTTGATGTCTCTGCCTATGTAACCAACCAAGACCAGGCAATTAAATTTGCCAAACTACTGTGCAACCAACGTCGCCACATCCGCAAGGCAATTGAGTTTTCAACATTTCCGACCAATAGTCGTGTTGGCCCTGGAGAATACATCTACGTTGATATCGGCCAGAACAACTGGCAGGGAATTTACTCCGGGCAGGTAGAGCCAGGTGGCATCCTTAACACTCCAATCACCAACACAGTTCCCGATGGAACTTACACAGTGCTGCTTTACAAGTCTGACTCGGCAGTGGTCACACTGAGCAGCGTGGCAATCTCAGGCAATGTCGCATCAGCAATGGCTGGCTACACCGGCTATTTGTTTGTGCTTGGCACACCCGTCAAGAGCAAACGCGTCTTCCGCATCACGGAAGTACAGATGGATGAGGAAGGCGAAATCAGCGTTCGGGCCATCGAACATCCATGCGATAGCAGCGGTCAAAGCCTGATTGCAGACCTATCCGATTCCCTGTTCACAATAGTGCGCTAAAGTCCAGTCATGCACGGTAACTGGTAATGGGTTTCTACACAGGGCGAATTGGATCGGTGGTATTCGACGGCAAACCCGTTGCCAAGATCCGCGACTGGTCCTTGGACACTACAGTGGAACTGCTCAGCACTAACGCGATTGACAGCACAGTTAATACTTTCACTCCGGGAATTAAGGGTGCAACTGGCACCGCAACACTTCTTTATTACCGACTT